ACCAAAGGGTAAACAGTGGTTAAAATATACAAAGGGGAGAACTGAAATGAGTCAACCAAATTGGCTAATCAACGTTGTAGTTAACGAAGAAAAGATTAGTAAAAAAGAAGCAGTAGAGTACATAGAGATGTTAATGCTCACAGAGGGTGGTATGTTAGAGTTAGGACAACTAGCACAAAAGTGGGGAGTTGAACCTAAGAAAATACAGGATGCAGGACTGAATGTTCTTGGCACTGTTGGTGGGTACACAGCTGGAGATTAAGAAAATAATTTTTGTAAAAAGACTTGACTAATATACTAAAAAATGTGTATATTTAGTTGTTAAAATGGAGAGTTGTATGACAACAGTTATAAAAGAATCTAAAACAAAACAAAAGTATACAAATCATTACGCTAATAAAACCAAAGTAGAAAGTGATAACCATCCTGTGGTAGAACAAATGGAAAAAGAATGGCCTGAAATGACTACGGAGTTTAAAAGATTACAAAGAGAACAATATGAATTGTTTTGTAGAAAACAACATGATTATGGTCCAGGTAATATATCTGTCGGTACTAACTTACAAACTAAAGATGAAATACATTTGTCACTTACAGGTTTGTGGTTTAGGATGAATGATAAAATACAAAGATTAAAAACTTTGTTATTATCTGGTAGAGAAACTGCTGTGGGTGAAC